TATTATTCCTTATTCCACAACACGACTGAAGTTTTTCACCTTCTCAAATCGAATAGTGCTTTTAAATTTGTCTGCAAGTGCATCCTGTTTATGACTAATCACAAATACGTTTTCATCACCCAACGTATTTAGAATCTTTAGGAATTCATCTGTCCCTGTACCGTCAAGTGAACTATCGAATATCTCATCCAGAATGAGCAGATTAGTATTAGTGCTGTTCTTCATCTTTGCAACTGCTCTCCATGTGAATAGCAGTGCAAGGTCAATACGCATCTTCTCACCCTCACTGAATGATGCATAAGAAAACTCATCACGATAACGAGACTTGATGGTTTCCTCAAAGTTTTCATCCAGTGTAAAGTTCACATAGAACTCCATTGATGTAAGATAGGTATTGATGAGCTTGTTCATGATAGGAAGATATTGTTTAATAACCTTAGTCTTAATACCAGTATCCTGTAGCATGCTTCGTGCAGCTTCTGAGTAAGTTTGTTCTTCACGCAACTTTGATTTCTGCATATCAAAACCAGAAAGAGTTTCCTTTAACTCACTGAGTTTTTCATAATCTCCCTTATTTACCTTGCCACCCTCTAACTCACTAATTTCTGATTGTAATGTTGCATTGAACTTCTCAAGTTGAACTAATGAACTGTTCTCTTTTGCAATTTCAACCCTGTTTGTCTGTATGTTTTGATTAACCTCATTGATGATATTAACACAAGCTTGTGTATGTTTCAACTCCTCTAGAAGTTCATTCATTCCAGAATTGAGTTTTTCAGACTTGGAATTTTCTTTCGCAATCATATCTTCTTTGAACGACTCATCAATGTGCTGATGACACGTTGGGCAATCTTCATTGTTCTCAAAGAAGCTTATCAGTTTGGTATGCGCCCTGTGTTTTTCTTTCAGCTGCGATTGAATGTCCTTGAGTTTACTGAACTTCTCTTCAATCTTTGTAGAGTTAGAAATCTTCTCATGCATTGAAGAAGTGTCGTCCTCAAGATTAGAAATGTTAAACTTCTTCTTGAAGATGTCTTCCTCATTATTAGCAATTAGAAACGTCTTTTCGTTAATGATTTTTTCTCTGTTCTGCTCTACATCTGCAATATACTTTTCTTGTAGAGCAATCTTCTCCCCCGTTAAACTATAGTGGTAATCAGCCTCACGGATATCATCAACAATGGTTTTTAATTGTGTTCTGAGAAGCATATTCATTAGAGAGAAAATTTGAATATCAAGAATTTCCTCAACCACCTCACGGCGATGCCGAGATTTCAATTGCATAAAGGGAATAAATGTAGAACTGCCCAGAATAACAACTTGTGTAAAACTGCGATAGTTGAGTTTTAAGATTTGCTGCTCTAGATATTTCTGATAGTCACGAGAGTTGGCGTCTTGATTATACATCTTACCATTAACATAAATTTCAAACACATTTGGTTTGATGCCACGAACAACCTTAACCTTCTTAGAACCAATACGAAACTCCACCTCTACAAGTGCAGCACCACCATTGACAGAGTTTAGAAGTTGGGGTTTATTGATATTACGAAATGGTTTGCCAAATAAACCAAAGCAAAGTGCATCAAGAATAGTAGACTTTCCTGCACCATTTTCTCCAATAATTAATGTGGTTGAACTTCTGTCTAACTGTATCTCTGTAAAATTATTACCAGTTGACAGGAAATTCTTCCATCTCACAGTCTCAAAATGTATCATATTTCTAAATCTTGTGCCTCACTGTAAAGTGACCGCATCGTATTCTTCAATCGGTCTTTGTTCAAAGTAACATCCAGTTGGTCAATATATTTCTCTAGGAGTGTCATTGTGTCTTCTGTATTCTCCACGATATCATCAGATACATTGTCAGCATCCAACTCAGAAAAGTCTTCGATAATCTTGACCTCAAATGCGTCAGCCTGCAACAGTCGATCTGTGAACTTGTCGAACTCATACAAATCCTTCTTGTTTACTACAATCAGTTTTACATACTTTTCTTTATAAACAGACACATCTTCTTTGGTGTAGTCTTTAATAGTATCGTCATAGAAAATCTTTTCGAAAATACTATGGGGATTAATGATGCGTTCTAATTCTCGCTTCTCCGTATCAAAAATATGAAAACCTTTCGGATCATTGTAATCGCTCCATGTAATTTCATATGGAGTTCCCAAATAATATATCTGGCCATCATCTGATTTATGATGAAAATGTCCACTAAAACATAGGTCGAATCTACGAAATAATTCCTTATCAAAGGAACCTTCTGCCATATGGCCTTTGTGCATTTCAAAACCATTTACTTCTAAGTGCCCCATCAAAATTTGTGCTGGTGAAGTTTTTAATGCTGTCATTGCAGCCTCATAATTTTCACTATTAATCCATGGCATAAATTGAATTGGTATACCATCAAATTCCACAACCTCTGGACCAGTGTATATATTACATCTGTCAGAACCTACCAACTCTTCCATCGAATTGACTTCATTGGTATTTTTATAAAATGTATCATGATTACCAATAATAATATGAAGGTCAATTCCCAACTCAGAAAATCGGTTAATGAACTTCTTTCTAAAATCATTGGCAGTTTTAAAGCTGATAAACTTCCTACGATCTGTTACATCGCCCATATGAACACAGGTAGTAATTCCCCTCTTGACTAGAGTAGGAAAAAATACATCGTCATAGAATTTGTAGAAATAATCATTGATGTTTTGGTTATCATTTCTGGCACCAAAGTGAGTGTCAGTTATAATTGCAATCTTCAACGCTCTTCACCAAGAACTGCTACATTTTCAATCTCATCATTCATAAAATTCTCTAATCCTTTTTTATTTTTTTTTTCTACCGTCTTAGGTTTATATACATCTTCAGATGGAAGATTGTCCATTGCAAAGGAATTATCAATACTGTAACTAGTTGAATCACCCGGCATGGTATCATAGGATTGGTAGTTACTGCCCGATATAATTTTATTTTTAACGTGGGTTTGCTTTTTTTCTTTTTGGATTCGTCTAATGAATGCATAGTAGATAATTTGTGTAAAGTATGCAAACGGGTTAGATGATTTCTCTGGATTAAAGTTTGATGCATACTGAAGACAATTCTCGATACCATCAGATATCATATCGTCCTTATATGTGTAGTTTATAAAGTTAGGCCGATATGATAAATGCTGTGCAATTTTAAGAAAACATTCTCCCATATATCTTGTAACAGGGGGAATAAGTTTATCAGCATCTGTTGCTTCTTTGCATTTTTCTTTCCATGCAATCATTTCTTGTAGAAAAGCTTTGTTGTCAACGTAATGCTCACCCTTTGCTTTTGCCATAGATAATCTCCTTAATCTTTACTCACTATACTATACTTACAAGATTAAGTCAAGGTTCATTATAATTTAAAATAATCTTTAAGGAACCTTGACTCCACTAAAAAATAGTGTTACATTAAGCTTGTCCTTGGTTATTAGAACTATCTTAATGTATATATTTGATATCTGTTTTTAAATCTTCTAATAGATCATCGTAAACATCATCATCATCGATATCATCTAAAGTGTTAATTTCCTCAGCATCATCTAACTTGTTTATTATACCTTCATAATAAACACTCAGGCCTGGTGATGCAGGTAACATAATAATAACATGTTTAGGATCAATATCAAAATAGGTTTGTTCTGTGAAGGGTTGCACCCATCGGGTCAACATTAAAGATTCTGTAATACCAGTTCGTGTCACATGGGGATGCACACTCATGAGTAAAGGTTTGGAAATTTCATATTTACCATTATTTTCAGAAAGCTCACAAATGATATTCTCGCCACTAATGAGCTTCAGAATTTTGTATGTATCTGTGTTCATCGTAGTTTTACCTTACTAATTTCATAGTTGAATTGTTCTGCATTGTATATATTTATGCGTGCTTGAAAATGGTTCAGTGTAAAGTTAGGTTGATTACGAAATGTCATATCATCTGCAATATCAAAAATTAAAACGGAATTTTTATTCTCCCCCTGACGCAATCCTCTACCGATACTTTGAAGCACTCTAATTCTAGACTTAGACGGGCTTGCGAGCACGATGTTGTGAATATTGCGAATGTTAATACCAGTGCTAAAAGTCCCATATGAAGCAATGGTAATAGAATTTGTTTCATTCTCAACAATAGATCGTATATCTTCACGTTCTGTAGTGCTAGTATTTCCGTAGATGAAAAATATCTTTCGTAATTTATCATCAAAGAAACCTTCTTTTTGAGATTTTTTAGCTGCTTCGTAAAGAGGTTTACCATGTTTCTCAACCAGTTGATATAAACATAATGTATTGCCGGGGAGATGCATTAACAATCTAGCAAGAAATTCATTTCTACTCTCATGTTCGCCTAGAAATTGTAGTTCTTCTGCATAAGTCATCCTTTCTCGTATATTATTATGTTTTAAAATAATACATTTGATTTTAAGGTCAGCAAGAGATTTATTGTCAATTAGCTGCTTTGTGGTAGTTACTTTTTCAACAGGACCGAATAGACCTTCTAAAACAAGTTGGTGCGTCTGCGTCCCGTCTAGGGTGCCTGTGAGCCCAAACCTGTACTTACATAGGTGTAACTTGGCCATGATACCAGTGAGTGACTTGGCCTTAAACATATGCGCCTCATCACCAATCACACAACCGAACTGTTCAAAATACTTCTTCGGTAGTTTATAGATAGACTGCCATGTAGAAATTACAACGTCTTTCTCAACCTTACTTGAGTGACCCTGATATACCTTCTGACAGTATGTACCAGAGCTCCAACCATAATCCTCAAAGTCTGAATACATCTGTTCCACAAGTGATGTAGTGGGAACTAGTATCAGGGTCTTCAGCCCCATCATATGATAATAACGAACTAACGAATATATTACCAGTGATTTACCAGAAGCAGTAGGAGAAACAAGCAAAGCACGATTTGTGGCAATAGCATGGTGTACTGCATCAATTTGGTAGTCACGAACTTTGATAGATTTTCCTTGTGATTTTGGTTTAAGTGACCTGATGAAATCTCTAACCACTTGGCGTACAACATTCCTACCATCTTCGACTCCTTCTTCTAATATATAGTCAATACCATTTTTTTGACAAAACCCTTTAATATACTGAAGTAATCCAACATATATCTCACCTGTGCCGGGAGAAAAAAGTCGTATCTTTCCATCCCACATCCGATTGCGATACATAGGCATAAATTTAAAACCGGGAACCTCAAAGGTGAAAAACTCTGTCAATTCTTGTCGAGTAGAATCAGCCATATCATCTAAAGTTAGATAAACTTCGTTCTTTTTTGATATACGCATTATGGTCGTCCTAGTAACCAACCCACGATAGATTTTCTAACACCAGACTTTACTGGTCTTACTCTGTGCCACATGTGGGCGGGGAATATTATAGTGTTGTATTTTCCAGTTTTAAATGTCTGGTATCTTTTTTTGTCCATTGGATTATTTGTTTCAATGTCAAATTCACCACCTTCGAAATCATCATTTAGAATAGTCGAAAAGGATACCTTTCGAACTAGTCCATTCGAGTATGGCTCATCATGAACATCACGATGCCACCCATATTCATTACCAACAACATATTCAGAATATTGCAATGGTTCAATATCAGTTAGATTTATTAGTGTTGTATAATCGATTATGTTAAAGATTTCTCTACAGATTTCAGCATCTTCAATAAAAGATACTTTTGAACTTCTTTTAACCGTACCACTTTCATTCGTAATAGAACCATTTTCCAACGTGTCAGGAACAGAAAAAACATTATGAATATTAGTATAATGAATCATATCATACCAGCTTCAAACTTCTTCCAATCAGTTGCATTACGAATGTCCCATCCACGATTGTCGATAGATTTGATCACGCCCTTGCAGTAGTCCACACAGGATTCGTAATACCCGATTTTGTTTTGAAGTCGAAGAATATCATCATCAGACTGAATGTACATCTGAAGGTCTGTCTTCATAACCCTGATGTCAAATGGTTTAGATGCATACACTTTTGCATCTGCTTTCCCACCATAGTATTCCCATTTCTGACGATATAGCTGTTGGTGATCAGTTTTTGCTTTAATAAGCAGAAGTTCAAAGTCTGCTTTAAAATCTAACCACTTTCGTTTGATCATTTGATTTTTAAAAGATTCCTGATCGATATGCTCTAGATCAGTTATAGGAAGGTCTTCTTTTGCGGTTATTTTTAGTGTTTCTAAATTCATAATTACCTCATAATAAAAAAAGTGAGCAGTTTGGTTTCTCTCTGTTCTATATTGACCCTGACGAGTTCGAACGAGTCGTCATCAGAATTTAAGTCTAAGATTTGATAATTGTTAAAGCTTACCAAATCTGCTCATTTTTTATTTATACACTCTCAAATTTGTAAATTTGATATTTAAATGTTACATCAGCAGTCATATATTCAACATCTGTTGCACCCTGTGTATAATCTAATCCACTAAGTGATATTGGAAAAACATTTTGAAAATTTACATTTAAAATAGGATTGTTTTTATTTGATAAAATCATAAGAAACGCATCTGAATACATTGCTCTATCTGCTACAGGATTACCAATAAGATCAACAGGTTGCGTTGCACCCCCGGCCGGAGTATTTGACGTAACATCTCTATGTGTTCTAAATTCTGTTCTATTTGACGGAAAACCATACCCAGTAAGCCAATTGTGTAATGATTGATAATTTTCTAAATACTCATCTACAATAAACGTGAT